AGACCACTAGCATCTATACCTACAAGACTGTATCCACTAGGAACAGACCAACACCTACGACACTCAGCACCGTATGGAGAACTTAAACTAGGAACCTGTGCCATGTTAGGTTCACGGTGAGTCATGCGTCCTGTGATAGTACCATTAGGTATTACAAAGCCATGAACTCTGGAGTCATCCTTGATTGCCTCAAGCCAGGATTTTATCTGTGCTTCTCTCTTTTGGTACATCAAGAAGTCTTTGATAAGTTCTGCTTGTGGTATGTCAGTTATTTGAGATAAGGTCTTCTCGTTTACAACTGGCCTACCATTCACAGTAAACTCTTCAGGCTTCCAACCAAACTCTAAAAGATATTCTCCTATCTGTTTACGTGATCCAATGTTGAAGTCCACAACAGTAGACCTTGTAGTTTTAAAGTTGCAAGGATCAGAAAGATATTCATACTCTTCATCAGAGAGTCTAACTCCCTTACCACTAGGATTATCCCAAGCTCCTTGCTTAGATACCTCGCCATTCTTCTTTTCCTTACGAAAGATTAACCGCTCATCTATCTTAGGTTTGAATACTTTTGCTACCTCTGCTTCTGTCTCACACATCTTCTCACGCATCTGTGCTAAAAGCATATTAGCTTTGTATTCATCGAAGTAAAAGCCGTGTTGCTCTTGATCCTTGAGGATCTTTGCTGTTTCTAATTCAAGTCTCATAGAATCTCTTGAGAATCCAGCACCTTCTTTCTGTAAAGCTTTGTACACTTTAACATTCAAAGCAACATCACGCTTACAGTATTCCAACATATGCTCTGAGAATTTATCAAACTCTTCAAACTCAATCTTAGAATACCCTAACTTACCTCCCCATACTGCAAGGCTATGTCCTCCTTCACGTACAGGATTAAATAGTCTAGAGAATACTAAGGTATCTATGATCTCTTGATCACCAAGTTTAAAAGAAGTTAACTTCTCCAATACAGGAATATCAAATCCGATTATGTTATGACCTGATAGTTGCGTAGCTCTATTCAGAAGCTGCACACCTCGTTCTATTTTATCAGGGCCAAAGCTCCAGACTTGTCCTGTCTCTATTTCTTGAGCAACTAAGCACCAGATGACAGACGATTCTAGTCCATCAGTTTCTATATCAAATAATATTTTCATTCAAATGCTAAGTCCTGGTCTGTTTCAAAGTTTATATCAGTATCATCTACCTCATTTAATCTACCAGTTTCCTTATCGTAGAAAAGATAAGTAGCTATACCAACGTCACCAGTGTATCTAGATTTAAGAATCCTTACACGAGTAGTTGCTGCGGTCTTAGGATCGTCAGCCTGAGAGTTTCTCTCCAATGTGATAACACAATCGGATAGCTGACTGATACTTTGACTGCCTCTAAGATGGCTCAGATCAGTCTCTACGCCTTTCTCATGGCCTTTATTGCCATCTATCCTACGTAGATGCGACACTAGTATAAGACCCGCTCCTGTCTCCTCTGCGAGGCTCCTAAGCCGTGTCATAATAGAGTCTATTGATCTTCTTTCATCCCCTTCTAAGGTAGCTGATACCATCATATGTAGGTGATCTAACACAACCCACTTACATTCGCATCCAACTATCATATAACGGAGCTTACTAAAGATACCATCGATGTCATTAGACCCGAAGTGTGCGTGTATCCAAACCCTGTCATTGTTATCATTGTCAACGAACATATCATCAAACATTATCTCCAACTCTTCTTTGGAGTAACCTTCTCTGACGCTATCAATATGGAGCCTAGCGTTAGCTTCAATACTAAGTATACCGTCAACAGTCCTAGTCCAATCTTCTTCAAGGGCTACGATGCCTACGTTATCTTCAGTATTTTTTATAAGCCAGTGTTCCAGTTCTCTAGTTACGCTAGTCTTACCTAAACCAGTACCACCTGCTAGGGTTATTAGCTCACCCTGCCTCAAGCCTTCTAGCTTTCTGTTAAGACCTTCCCAAGGATAGGGAATAGATTTCTTCTTGGTTCTGTTGTGAAACTTATCTCTGTTTTCACTGACGTTAAGCACTCCACTTGGCGTATATGTTTTAGCATTCCACCAAGCGTTCACGTAAGAACCGTGTTGATTGTTACGCAGCATATCATTGGCATCTTTATGCCCATCAGGCATCACCATTATCTTAGCCTTGTTAGGCTTCAATAATCTGGCAACCTTCTTAGCTGCTTCTTGACCAGGTTTATCAGCATCAAAGCAGATGATGATGTTGTCAAACTTTTCTAGAAATTCTATCTGGTTTTTAACATCTTTCTCTGCACCTGCTGCACCATTCTTTACAGATACTACGGGCCACTTAGAACCTAGCAGTTCATAAGCAGCCATAGCATCACACTCACCCTCTACTAAAGTAATGTACTTACCTCCGCTTTGGAATAGGTGTTCGCCAAACAATCCAGAATCTTGTGGATTGCCTTGCCATGAAAAAGATTTATCGGGTTCCCTGATTTTATAACCACTGATTTCAGTTTCGTTATAG